AGATCCTAGCACCGGAGGCGGTCCTACCTTCCCGTTCCCCGGTAGTGGTGGTACTGGAGGAGGTGGCGGTACTGGTGGCACTGGCGGTGGAGCCGGGACTGGGACAGGTACTGGAGACGGCTCAGGAACAGGCACTGGTACAGGCACAGGCGATGGAGATGGAGACGGGGACGGCGACGGTGACGGCTCAGGAGGAGGTATGTTAACTGGAGGAGGCGGTTCTTCTCAGGTATCTGTTCCTGTAAGTGGTTTAGGTCTACAACAAACAAGAACTATTTTACCGCCCAAGAAAGACTACATGGCTGCGCTTGATGGGCTACTTTCTGAATTTTTTAAATAAACGGACACCTCATTATTATGACGTATTTAAATATAGTAAACAACGTACTACGTCGTCTTCGTGAAGATGAAGTAACGTCTGTACAAGAAAGTACCTACAGCAAAATGGTAGGGGACTTTGTTAATGACGCAAAAAGAATTGTAGAAGATTCTTGGGACTGGTCGGCGTTACGTACAACACTAACGATTACAACAACTGCTGATGTTTTTAACTATGTACTAACTGGTAGTCAAAACAGAATCAAAGCACTTAACGTTATAAACGACACAGCTAACTTGTTTATGGAGTACAAGACAGCTACATTCTTTGACGAAGCGTACTTAATTTCAGACCCACGTACTGGAGCACCTACGTACTACACGTACAACGGTGTTGACAGTAACGGCGACACTCAGATAGATATTTATCCAACACCAGAAAAAGCGTACACCATTCGTTTTAACTGTGTAAAAAGAACAGCAGACTTGTCGGCAAACGACGACCAACTAACAATACCTGCTATGCCAGTGTTACATTTGGCTATTGCGTTGTTGGCTCGTGAGCGTGGAGAAACTGGCGGTACGTCGGCTCCTGAGTACTTTAACATTGCTAATCAGTACTTGTCTGACGCTATTGCTTTAGACGCCCAAAAGCACCCAGAAGAAGTAGTCTTCTACACGCCGTGAGGTAGCTATGGCTCAACAATTACAAAGCATTAATCTTGTAGCGCCAGCCTTTAAGGGGATCAACACAGAAGATTCTCCGTTGGCTCAGGACCCTTCGTTTGCTGAAATTGCGGACAACGCAGTTATTGACAAGCGTGGGCGTATTGCTGCACGTAAGGGGCATGACGTCATTACGACAGATAAGACTGTATTAGGCACAGCGTCTCTTAGGGCAATTAAAGAGTTTAAAGACGACTCTGGTAACACCAAAGTTTTTTCTGTAGGCAACAACAAGATCATTAGCGGCACAACTACACTCGTTGATGAGACGCCCGGCAGTTACACCATTACTGCAGACAACTGGAAGATGGTAAACTTCAACGACAAAATTTACTTTTTCCAGCGTAGTTATGAACCCCTTGTGTACGACAACGCAGGAGGCTCTGTAGTTAAGCTAAGTACAGTTTCTGGCGCTGCTGGCGTTACGTCCGCTATTTACGGTAACGAAGTTCTAGCAGCTTACGGTAGGCTCTGGACGGCAGACTTTGGTACTAATAAGTCTACTATCTACTGGTCTGACTTGTTAATAGGCCATGACTGGTCAGGAGGCACCAGTGGTAGTATAAACATTTCTAAAGTGTGGCCTGACGGTCACGACGAAATTGTTGCACTAGCTGCACACAACGGTGCCTTAATTATCTTCGGTAAACATAGTATTGTTGTTTACGGTAACGCCGAAGCACCAGCAGAGATGGCTTTGTCAGACACTGTAGCAGGTGTCGGCTGCGTCGACCGTGACACCGTACAGTACACTGGTTCTGACGTGTTATTTTTGTCGCATACAGGACTTAAGAGTTTTGGTAGGACAATTCAAGAAAAGTCCATGCCAATTAGCAGTCTGTCCGACACTATTACTAAAGACATCATTAGCTTGTTACAGAACGAAACAGAGTTTTACAGGTCTGTCTATAGTCCTGAAGAAGGTTTCTACCTGTTGTCTTTTGTAGGCCAGAACGTTACGTATTGTTTTGACGTAAGAGGTACGTTGGAAAACGGTTCTTATCGTGCAACACGTTGGCCCGGCACTGGGTTTACGTCCTACGGCAGACTTGAGGACGGAACACTGTACATAGGCACTACAGAAGGTATTAGTAAGTACGACGGCTACAGCGACAACGGAACCAAGTATCGTTTTAAGTACTACAGTCCGGGTCTGACATTTGGTGACCCGTCAATGCTAAAAAGAGTCAAGAAGATTAGACCAACTTTGGTGGGCGCTAACAGTGCTACAGTATTCCTAAAGTGGGCCTATGACTTCGACACATTCTACAGAACTGCAGAGTTTACTGTAGGAAACCAACAACCTGCTTTCTACAGCGAGAGCGAATTCAACGTGGGGGAGTTTACTGGTGGTGAACTTACGTCACGTAGAGCAGTCAACGCTACAGGAGGGGGTGGTGTTATTACTATCGGTCTGGAGGCAGATATTAATGGTTTTGCTTTGTCTCTTCAGGAAATCAACGTATTAGTTTTAAAAGGTAAAGTACTATGAGTAACTATAGTAAAACTACTGACTTTGCCGCTAAGGACAGTCTACCTTCCGGGGACAGCGGTAAAATCATTAAAGGCGCTGAATTTGAAACAGAGTTTGACGCTATTTCAACAGCTATCGCTACCAAGGCAGACATAGCATCACCAACATTTACAGGGACAGTAACCATTCCTGCACTGACGTTTACAGGTACACTGTCGACAGGAACAATTGACGGAGGTACTTACTAATGAGTAACTGGTGGGACGACTGGGGAAGTCAAGTAGCGGGAGGTGGTTTAGCCGCTGCTGGTCTTGCATTGGCTGAAAGAGGATATAGTGAGCTTGGTGATATAGGCGAACGTGCTTATGGAGAGTTTGCAGGTCCTGACGGCCTTGCAGAAAGAATAGGTGGAATGCTTGAGTTTCAACCTTACACAGTAACAACAGCTACTGGTGGTAGGTTTGGTATGACTCAAGACCCAACTACGGGTGAAATGCAGTACGGACTTACGATGTCTCCTGAAGAGCAGGAGTTTCAACGTCGTCGGTTTGAACAATCAGGCGCATTTTTTGACCAAGCTGCAGTGCCCGTAGCAGAACGTGAGCAGCAGGTGTTTGACCGTATGATGACGGCTATGAGTCCTAGTCAGGAACGTGAGCGTTTAGCACTGGAGCAACGTCTAGCTGCACAAGGACGTTTAGGCACTCAAACGGCAATGTTTGGTGGTACACCAGAAGCACTAACGTTAGCTAAGGCTCAGGAAGAAGCACGTAATCAAGCAATGCTACAAGCTATGGAGTTTGCAGGAACAGAGCAGATGCGTCAGTCACAGCTTGGGACAGGCATGTTAGGTGCTAGTTACGTACCTCAGGCACAACTCTTAAGTGCAATAACACCCGGAATGACTGCAGCAGAACAGCGTCGTGCGGCGTTGTCAGAGCAGGCTAAGTCGTATGGAGAAACATACGCATCTGGCTTAAATGCGTTGTTGTCGGCTGCTTTAGGACAAGCAAACATCGCTGGCGGCTTTGGAACTGCTGTAGCTCGTGAGGGTCTTGGCGGACTCTTTAGTTAAAAAGGAATATAATCATGGCTAGAATTTCAGAACAAGTACTGGCTGGTTTAGCAAGACCAACCATGGCACAAGGTATGTTTGACCTTGGTGCTGCCATTGGTGGTGTTCCGGGTCAGATGAAACAAAAACGACGACAGGATGAGTTTAACGAGATTATGAAAATGGGTCAGGCGGCAATGACTCAAAATGATCCCGTTAACCTGTCTCGTGTAGCGCAGCAGTTGGCTTCTTTAGGTTACACTAAAGAGTCACAACAGTTTGCTCAAGCAGCACAACAGGCAAACCTAAGAATGCAACAACGAGAAAGAGTTGGTGGTTTGTTGACTCAGGCTGGAACAAGGGCTGGGATTACACCTAAGTTTGCACAACAATACGTAGCAGGTGGTGGTACTTTAGAAGAGCTTACGCAGGGTAGAGAAGCAGGAAAGCAGTTCGCAGAACCACGTTTAGGTAGAGGCCGTGGTGAACTACGTGCTATGGCAATGCAAACAGGCTTTAATCCACAAGATACTCGAATGATGTCTGCTTACTTAGGTATGGCTGACTCTTTTGGAGTGTCTAGAGACGATGCCATGAAGATTCTAACGGAAGAGCGTGGCACTGAAATTGAAAGAACTAAGACAAGAGCAGCCACTGTAGGAAAGCCTAGTTATGTTGACAGAGGAGACATTTTAGACTCTAGGAATTTACGATACGGGCTTTCTGAAATTAGGACAGGACCTAATCCAGAAGACATAACTTTAAATTATGAGCCTATAGGGCACGAAATTCCTTTTGTAGACACAATAGACGGAAAACGAAACACTACTACTCCTTTAGGCGGAGCATACAGAGAAACAGCTGGAGGAAAAACAGAAAGAGTAATTGAAGAAGCAAAAGCAAAAACTAAATTAGACATTACTAAAGCACAAACTATTAAAGAAAGCGATAATTTTTCTGACCAAAGAAGTGCTGCCGCAAAACGCCTTCCTATGGTGGAAGAGACTTTAACAGACGTTAATGATCTGTTAGAAGTTGTCGAAGTAATTGAGCAAGGTGGTAGTTTAGTTCCTCTTATGAACAATATTGAAAGAATTTTAGGGTACGAAGAAAAAGATCCCGGTAAACTTAGGATAGTTGCTAAAGAAATTTTGGTGGGTCGAATTAAATCATTCGGCGCTAATCCAACAGAAGGCGAAAGACAGTACCTAGAACAATTAATTCCGCTCTTAGAAAATTCTAAAGAAGTTAATAAAGCAATTTTAGAACGACTACAAGAAAGACTAGGTAGAGAAAGAGCGGCTATTCAATACATGTTCACTGAAGGAGCAAACTTAGACGGCTACGTAAACTATGTAAACGCTCTTTACTCAGCAGACACAGGCCCTAATGCACAACCAACAGGCAACAAAAGAGTAAGGTTTGACGAAATCCAGTAATAGGAAGCTGACATGGCAGAACAAGAATTGATTGACATAGAGTTTGCTAACGGGAATGTTCTAGAAGGCGTTCCTGCGGGAACGTCTAGAGAAGTTATTCTAGACAAGGCAATGAGTGCGGGTCTAATTACTAGTATGGACCAAACTCCCGGAGGTAAAACTGCGGCTGAAAAGATCAGAGACTTTAGTTTAGAAAACTTAGACATTCCTGCTGGTCTTGTTGGTGCTTATGGGGGTGGGAAAGCTGCTGCTATAGCTACCGCAGGCAATCCTTACGCTATCTTAGCAGGAACCATTGTTGGAGGAGCAACAGCTACTTTTGGTGGTGAAGTTGCTGAAGACGTGCTTCAGGGCAAAGAAATAGACTATGGTAATGCAACAAAAGAAGCTTTGATAAGTGCTGGCATAGATACTGGTCTTTTCGTTGGAGGAAAAGGAGCCGTTGTTTTAGGTAAACTAATAAAAAGAAACCTACCTCTAGGTATCTCTCCTGACGAAACTGCAAGAGAGTTTTTGGCTCAAGCTCCTGTTGGTGAAGCTGTTGCTGGTAGCGAAGAGTCAATACGTGCCTCTCAGAGACTTCTTTCTGAGCAAGGAGCTACGTTGACTCCTTACCAAGCTACTGGAGGCAAGGAACTTACGCAAAGAATTGCTGACACAGGTATTCTTTCTCAAAGCGTTGGACAAAGAAACTATGATAGGGTAAATGAAATTGTACAGGAGTCTTTTGACGAGCTTTTGTTAGGTGTCGGTAGAGAAGGTATTCAACCTTCAGTCCTTGGACAAGAGATGTTTAGCGTGATTGACCAAGGTCGTAACGCTGCTTTTAACATTTACGAACAGGGCATGAACGACGTAATCTCTAGAGTAGGAAAAACAAGAGTCAACACAGGACAATTTAAGCGTCAAGTTGAGCGTTTTATTGAGTCAGGTCAAAGAGCAGGTAAAAAGCAAGGCTTTAATATGCTTGACGACAACGCTAGAGAATTTGCTTTGAACGTTGTAAACGATTTAAGTAGAATGAAAAACATGTCTGCTTCTAATTTGATTGATTATGAAAAGAAGTTGATGAGAGACATGAAAAAATTTAGTGATCTTAATTCAGATTCTTACAACAACGAAGCTGCCAGAGACCTTGCTCAAATGTCAGAAATGATACGTATGGCGGTTCAACGAGAGTTAAAGCGTATAGACCCAAAAGCAGCGGCTGAGTACGCAGCAATTAAGAAGGCTTATGGAGAAACGATTGAAGGAATACTGCCAACAAATGTTAAAGGTTTGGTAGAAAATGCTAAAGCAGGTCAGTACGCCGCTTTAGGTCAGCTTGCGGCCTCTTCAGGAAGTTTAGATAATTTAAACTCTATGATTAAGTCTTTACGAACCTCTCATGCTGCAATTAGAAAAGCAGGAGGAACTCCTCCAGCATCTTTAGATGAAGCTATGGCAAAGCTTCAAGAAGGTTATTTAAAACAGCTAATGCCAACTTTAGGTTCTGGAGACTTTGACATACAAAAATTTAAAAAGTTAGCTGCTCAGTTTGAAAGAGGCAAAGACTCTGAAAAGTTAAAAATACTTTTTGGTGATAAAGCTCCTAAGGTACGTCAACTATTTAATTTAATGTCAGAGGCATCACAGTTTCCTACTAGCAACATCGGAGAACTTATGTTACGGACTAAAGAATATAGTGCTGGTACCGAATTGTTGAGATTTGGTCCTTCTTTAGTAGCAGGAACAGCGGCAGCACCTGTAGTAGGAACTACTGGTGGTTTAGTAGGTGCTGGGGCAATTCTTACGCTGCCTGTTTTTTTAGCTAAAGCCGCTTATAAACCAGCTAACGTAAACAGGCTAATTGCTTTCCAAAACAAAAAGTTTAAGAACAACGACGCAATGTTAGTAGCTGCGGGTAACGTAGTAGCAGACATTATGATGTCTCTTTCTGAAGAAGACCAAGCAGAAATACGCAACTATATACGACGACAAAACGAAGTAAACAGAGACGTACAAGCTGAACGTGTGTCTGCACCTATAGCTAACATGGTGATGTAGTCACTAAAGACGCTCTAGCACCCACTTCAGACCCATGATCTCTCCTCGTATCTCGTTATTACGGGCTGCGGGGATAGACTTGGTTAACTTGTTTTCAAGTACTTTGAT